CTCCTCTTCATTAATTGAGTTTAGATTTTTTAATATATCTAATAATTTTTGTCGGCTCCATTCAATGCCTTGTATAGAGCCAACTACTTGACGATAATGTTGATAGTCTTCAACATTACCTTCTCCCAACATATTCTTTAAATTTTGAATTTCTTTAGAATATTCTTGAGAAATTTCTTCCCAAATTTCCATTAAAGTAGATTATAACTCTGCACAAGCATAACAGTTAATTTCTAATCCAACAGATACTTCTTTTATATTAGGTGTTTTCCACATAATAACGTCCTTTCTATTATTTAGGTTTTGGGTATTTCCATGAGTAATCAGAATACTCATTAAGAATAGATTTTCTTTGTTGTGGTCCAACAGCTCCATCATCTAAAGATTTTGTAAAAGAATCCCCAAATCCTTTGGAATCTGGTTTAACATGAGTAGGATACCCATTTTTTACAACACCTTTAAAATCATTAGGAACATGTGTTGGATAACTATTCCCTGTTCCTTTTTCGGAATTAGGATAGTGTACTCCTCCATATTTAGGCATTATTTTTTCTCCTTTATAGTAATAGTTTCTTGTTTTGTCATATCATTTAAAACATCAAGAGCTTTCATTTTTTCTTGACTTTCTATTTTATCAGCTTCAATTTGAACTCTATTTTCTTCAGCTGTTAATTTAGATAACATATCTAAAGCTTTCATTTGTTGTTTACTTAATCTATCAGCTTCAGCTTTTTGTTCTTTAAGAACTTGTGCTTCTTTTCCTTGAGCTGTCTTTAATAACATTTCTGTTTGTTTTAATTCCATTTCTTGAGCATCTTGGACAGCTTGAGCATTATCTTTTGCTGCTTGTAATTGTAATTTTTGCATATCAAGTTCTACACGTTTTTGTTCTAACTCAACCATTTGTTGTTCTGGAGATTGTTGTTTACCCATAGCCATATTTGCATTTAGTATTTCTTGAGCAGCTTCAGCCATAGCTCCTTGTACAACAGCAGGATTTTGTGCTTGTTCTGGTGCAACATTTTGTTGTAGTTTTTGTTGTGTTAATCCATTCATTTGTTCTTGATATTTCATTACAGAATGTTCTTGTATATTAGATGCTAGTATTGGTTGTAATCTTTGCATAGTTGGACTACCACCATTTTGTGGATCTTGTAAATATGCCATCTTAACTTGCATATGTGCTTCATGATCTTGTCCAGCAAAAGCAGCAATTGGTATACCTTTAGATGCTGCAAGAATATCTGATACAGGATCCATAGGTTTTGGTTCTGGTTTTGGTGGTAAGATTTCATCTATGTTTGGCATATTAACAGCATTTAATATTGATCTGTTTAAAGCTTCTAAGTTAAACATTCCAGGTGGCGACTGTTGTGCCATCTGTAATGTCATTTGTGATAACATTAATCTGTGAGCATTAGATGGAATATTTGGATCACTAACAGGAATAATATCTACTTTACCATCAAAGTCTGATTTAAATATATTTCTTTCAGCCATTGGAACATCATAAGGATATTCATTTGGTAAATAATTAAAATCAATATCTGCTAATAATTTAAACTCTTCTCGTTGCGACTTGTGTAATCTTTTATGAATAGCAGAAAAGAATTTACTAGACGCTTCGAGAAGAGCCATGGTTGTTCCGACTGGTCCATAAGAAGCAGCATCTGCAACAACTTGTTCTGTGCTGTCTGCAAATTTTTGTCCAGCTGTAGTCATAAAGCCAAGCATTTGGAAGAGCGTTTGGGAAGGCTCTTTGTAAGGGAGAGGTACAATTGCCTTTGAAAGGTCAATACCAAGTGCTTCTACTTCTTTAATCTCACCAGGAGCTATAGGATCATTGTCGCCAACCATACGAACTCCTTTGGCTTTGAAGCCACCAGGAAGGTTCGCAAACTGTCCTGCATCTACTAGACTACGCATAGCTGCTGTAGCAGTCATGGTTATGTTGCCTAAGAAATGCATTAAACCTAAACCATAGAAACTAAATCCTGGTACAAAACGATAATGAACAAAATGAATATTTTTTTCTTTTGTTGGATCATCAGGTTTAAAGTTTCTACGTATACTTAAAACTTGTCGTGATTGTTCTTCAATAGTTACAATGTAAGGAAGAGATTCTCCTTCTTCACTTTCTGAATCTTTTATATCAAGATAACAATGTTGTTCTAATAATGTGTATTGTGGATCAGAATCCATAGTAGGAGATAATCCTAAGATAGTATCCATTTTTTCTGATAGAGGTGTTAGTGTAGGATTAGAAGCTTCAGGTAATTCTAAATCTAAATATAATCCACTACGAATTTCTTTAGCTAAATCTACAGGGCTTCTATATACAACATGTGTATAACGATCTGCTTTTCTTAAATTACTTGCGTAGTAAGAAACATAGAATTGATCTATAGGAACAAATTCTGAAACAGGACGTTTTAATGTTGCATCATAATAAACTTTTTTAAAGGCTGAACCAATAAGAGGAAGATGGAAAAGCATTCTTTCAAACTCATCAAAGTATTCAGGCATCTGTTCTGTTACTTGATAGTTCATAAAGTCTTGCACTCTATTTGCTTGCATTTCTTTATCAGGTGTTACTTTACCTAAGATCTGTGCTTTAACTGGTCCTTTAGAAGGAAATAATTCTTGTGATGCTTTTGATTGAAATTTAACAGCTGATTCAATAAGTAAAGGATGCACAGCTGTACATGCTCCTTCAAATGGTTCTGCAGTATCTTGTATTTTTAAACCAAGAAGATCAAATCCTCTTTCAAACATGGCTTCCCACTCAGCACGAGATTCTTTATCTGAACTAAAATCATCTAATACAATAGATCCTATTTCTTCTAGTTCTTCTTCATCCATGTTTTCTGCAAGATTACCATACCATTCTTCTATTTCAATAGAAGCTCCCATCTCAATAGATTCTTCAGAAAAATCTACAGTTATTCCACCATCATCTTCTAATTGATAGGTTGGTCCTTCATTAGTTTGTTCTTGCGTTGGCATAGGAATAACATTGGTTATTTGTTCTGCCATTTTTTCATAAGGATTTTTTTCAGTAGCCATTCCTTAACCTTTCATAATAAATACAATTAAACCTCTCTTGCACCATTATACACTTAATATCTCCAGTACGCAACTTTTTTCTTTCTTGGTTCATCTTCCCAATCTGGATCATCTGGATGGTATAAATGCCACGAGTCTTTCATGTAGTGAATAGCCATTGTTAAAGCATCTACTTGATCATCATGTGCAGCATTTGGAAATTGTAATAATTCTGTTAATAAATCATCTGACCATTTTTTATTTTTTGGTAACCATACTCTTCCTGCTTCCATCAAAGGAGACGCAGCGTACACTCTGGAAACTTTATCTTTATCTGGAATATATTCTTGAACAGGGAGTCCACTTCTTCTCATATCTTGTATTAAGGATTGTCCAGATGCTTTCTTTTCTATGATACATACGTCAGGCATGTGTTTAGAATACAGAGTTTGGGAAATACGTCTTAATTCTGGGTATTCAAAACGTCCTCTTACATTTCCTAGCATAATTAAGTTAGAAGGAAAACCTTCTTCCCCTACTTCATTCTGATCATACATAGAAAATATACCCCATGTTTGAATAACAGAGTAATCTGCAGTTGTTCTTGTAGAGAATGCTGTATCATAGGTTTGTATTATAAAATCACAGGGAGGTGGTTCAGGAGAATCCCACCATTGTATCCATCTTTTCTTTATAAGTCCACCTTCTTCTGGTGTTGGGTTCTGCATGTAGAGAGCATTCCAATAACGACTTCCGTTTGATGCTTTTATCTCTTGTTCATCTACTTTCAAGACATCATCTGGTTTCCACTCAGGGAAATATGAAGAGCCGACAGGTAATTTTAGTAATTTAGAGGAATCTTCGTCTACCCATGCAGGAATTTTTATAACTTCCCATGGAATTACTTCGTATTGTGACATATCTTCCTGTTGTTTTAGTAACCATCCACATAAATCATCATAATGGTACCTTGTATTTATTATTAAGATACTTCCGTTAGGCATTATACGTGTTCTTAGTCCTGCTGGGTACCAATCTTTAACGTATTTCCTTCCTGATTCTGAATAGGAGTCTTCTTCTGACATGACATCATCAAGAATTGCGATATGTGCTCCTCTTCCTGCAATCTGTGATCTAACTCCAGCTGCATAATACGTTCCTCCTTGGTTAGTTTTCCATTTACCTGCAGCTCGTACATCTGAACGTAGGGACACTCCTTGGAAGACGTTATGATATTCGTCAGTATTGACCAAATCCCTAACAGAACGTCCAAAATCGCTTGATAACTGGTCACTATGTGAGACTGTAAGTATTTCATGTTCTGGATTCCTTCCCATATACCATGCAGGAAACAGTTTTGAGCAGATTACAGACTTAGATGAACGTGGTGGAAGGAAAACCATAAGCCTTTTTATCTTTCCACTCTCTAATTCTTTAAGTTTGTTGGATATAACCTCAATATGTTTCCCCATTTTCCAATCAGAAATAAGAGTTGGAGCCATAAGACGTACAAAAGTTAAGAAATCTGTCTTTGATTTCTCTTGAACTTCTTGTTGTAATAAACTATTTAGTAGAAATGTGTTGATATAGGGGTTGTTAGCCACCTCATCATGAGTATTCTCTGTCATATAACTCTCCTTGCAGCCATTATACACTATTTATTTCTTTTGTGCAACCTTTTTCTTTTAGAAAAAATTCATGCTTATATAATATATATATATATATATATAATATATATA